CGCTGGATGTGAACGGTCGGGCCATCGGCATGACGTCGGTCAACAACGGCACCATCGGTCAGATCAACTTCGTTGCTGATCGACTCGGCATCGTTGATCCGAACAACACCGGTAGTACGACGTTCGAAGGCGGCCGCTGGGTTACCCGGTCCGGAGCCTACATGATGGTGCACGGCAAGCCGTTCGGCGTTTCCAGCGACCTGATGATGTGGATCGGTGTGGGCTCCAACCCGGCCAATGCCAGCAAGGCGAACGGCCTGTTCTGGGTGGACAACCAGGGCAACGGCTACTTCGGCGGCAGCCTGTCGGCCGGCGTGCTCAAGAATGCCGTGCAGACCACTTCGACCAACGGCAACGCCGAGATCATCAACGGGCCATTCTCGACCCTGGGGCGCGCCAAGAATGTCGTGGTCAGCTACGACTTGACCAAGACCGACACGGCGCACACGGGCCGGTGGACCGGGGTTTCCGGCCCGGTGAACGCAACCATCGCGATCTATCGGAGGGTCGGAAACGGCAGCGAGCAATTCATCACCAACTTCAACGTCACGGGCAACTATGAGGTGTTGAACGAGCAGGGTGGGCCATCGCAGCTGATCTCGCGCATGGGTGGCTCGCACACCTTCACCGACAACACCCCGGGCACCGAGCAGTTCACCTACCGCGCCATCATCGTCACCCGCAACGTGGCCACCGGCACGGCGAGCGGCGGCGCGGTCGGTGTGGCTATCAATCAGACGCTGGGCATCATTTCTGTGGAGCAATGAAATGTCACCGATTCTTTCCGAGAGCAACAACAACCGGGTCGAGATGTTGGCGACCCGGATCGAGGTTCAGTGGGATTTCCGAAACAACGATGGCCCGGTGCTGTTCAACTTTGACCGGGTGGATTGGGACCCGGTCGCGAACCACGTGAACAGCCGGGAGTACGACCGCACCATCCCGGCGCGGATCCAGACCTTGATCGATCGCGAGTACACCATCATCCACCCGGTGACTGGCGAGCAGGAGCTGGTGCCTGGTTGGAAGCTCATGGCGCTGATCAAGGCCGCGACGGACCGGGTCTGGGAGGTGACGACCTCGCCCGCAGCGGTGGTTACAGCGCCGCTGGGGGATGATGGCGCCACTTAGCGGTCGGCGGGCGGTGGGCGGGGCACCGTGCCGCTGGGGCGCAGGCGAGATGGTTATCGACCGCGAGGGGATAGCAGGCGCTCGAAGGCACGGTGCTGACTTTGCGCCTGCAGAATCCTCGCCATCACCGCCACGTAGACGGCGCCGTCGATCATGACGATGCCTTTGAGTTGCTCGGGGACATAGAGCACGGCGCCGGCGGCCATCACCAGGGAGAGCACTACGAGCGCTTGATAGAGGATCGGCTGGCCGGTGCCTCGCAGCTTGGGCCATGCCCGATGGGGACTGGTCGATTGGGGCGCTGTCCGCATTGGATTCTGTCTCCTGTCGATGCGGTTTCAGAGTCACGGCGGCTTAGGCGTTTGACAAGAGCGATTGACGACACCGGGCAGGGAATGCCCTCACATCGCGACAACGGTCGCTGCTGCCAGATGGCGCCATGTGCTACTCCGCCCAGATCACCGCCGCCTACCAGAAGCTGGTCCGGATGACCGGCGCCACGCTGTCGCTGCAGGAGTTCGCAGCGCTGTACGCCCACGACCCGGGGAAGAAGCGCCCGAAGACTCCGAAGGCGATGGATGACGCGTTCCGCGCCGGGGCGAGCGCGGCGGAGCTGGCGGTGTGGGCCGAGGTCGAGCAATGGAACCGGGCCGAGGCTGCGGTTCTGGAGCAGGAGTTGTTCGCCAACCGCAAGCGCCTGGCCGACGCCGAGCGGGCACTGCAGGTGAAGGAGACGAAGAAGGCCCGGGAGGACGTGCGGATCGCCGGCAACAAGATCGATCGCGCACTGGCGAAGCTGGCCGACCTGAAACGCACGGAACCTAAGGACCGCGACAGCCGCATCTTCCCTGGCGTCTACGCCCCGGTGATCATGTCCGACGGCGGCAAGCTGGTCATCCGGCCCATGCGTTACCAGTGCCGCCTCGCGGGGAAGCCGGCGAACTACGATCAGCGCTACCCGGGCACCTACAACGCCCGCCGCGACAGCCTGGAGAATTTCTGGGCGCCGGCCTTCGGCCACACCCATGGCCTGCTGGTGGTCGACACCTTCTACGAGAACGTCGAGGGCCCGGACGGGAAGAACCAGGTGGTGCAGTTCACCCCGCGCACGGGTGAGCCGATGCTGGTGGCCTGCCTGTGGTCGCACTGGAAGGACCCGGCCGGCAAAGAGCCGGATCTGCTGTCGTTCGCTGCCATCACCGACGACCCCGAGCCCGAGGTGGCCGCGGCCGGCCACGACCGGACCATCATCAACATCAAGCCAGAGCACGTGGATGCCTGGCTCAATCCGGATCCGGCCAACCTGGCCGCGCTCTACAGGATCTTCGACGACAAGCGGCACCCGTTCTATGAGCACCGGCTGGCAGCGTAGGGAACCCCCGATCCTGCGGCGCGCGGTTGCCTGACGGCGCAGGGTCGGCGGGACGATCATCGTGGCCTTGCCGGACCCGGGGCCACTGGCTGCTCAACTCGGGGGCGCCTGAGCAGCGCCGTGCCGGCGTCTTCACATCTGGCGACTTGCCACTTCTAAGGGATCATGGCATATCAGGTCATGGCAGTCTTGGCTAGATCGTCCGCCCTTCAGGTGGCGAGACTCCAGAAGGGTTAACATACTAGACTGGCCTGATTGGCTGGCCGTTCCCCCTGCACACTGGACGTTTGGGTGAGGAATCT